GAGCCAACTGGGTCGACGCGACCGGCCTCTGGGCCATCGTCTCCAACCAGCTCTCGTCGGGGGCCGCCGGCGGAACAATCGTCATCCGTGCCGTCACCGCGATGGCCACGAACGACAACTCGGCGCAGGTTACGATCGCCGCCACCGCAGCCGTCAGCCACGGCATCTGGTGCCGCGGAAATGCCGGTTTCACGCAGGGCTATCTCTGGCGCAACGACGGCGCCTCGTGGACTCTCTTCAGCGTCGTCGGCGGTAGCTTCACCTCGATCGGCTCCTTCGCCGCAGCAGCCGTCGCGGGCGACGTCATGAAAGTCCAGGCCGTCGGCAGCACCATCAAGGGCTTCGTCAACGGGGTCCAGCGCGTCTCCGTCACCGACACTGCAGTCGCGACCGGCACCAGCGTCGGCCTCCGCGCCGAATCCACCAACTCGCTCCGCTTCGACGACTTCACCGCGGCAGACGTCACCAGCGGCGTCACGGGTGACGCCACGCTCTCGGGTGCCGCCTCACTGTCCGCGAGCGGCGTGCGGGCCACCAGCGGCGCCTCCTCGCTGGCCGCGACAGCAAGTCTGACGGCCGCGGGCCAGCGCGCCGCGGCGGGCGATTCCGTTCTGGCGGCCACAGCCGGACTGACTGCGAGCGGCCAGCGAGCCACTAGCGGCAACGCGGGCCTGACCGCCACAGCAGGCCTGACGGCCGACGGCGTCCGAGGAACCTCCGGGGGTGTCAGCCTCGGCGTTACCGCAGGGCTGACGGCGGACGGTGTCCGAGGCGCGGCCGGATCGGCTGCCCTCGCCGTGGCGGCGTCTCTCACGGCGTCGGGAGTGGTGGTCACCAGCGGGACGGGTGACGCGACGCTCACCGTCACCGCGACTCTCGCGGCAGCTGGCTCGGTCGGCCGCCGCCTTGACGCATCACTCACGGGCACGGCCGCTCTGGTGGCTGCCGGAGCGATCGGAACCGCATCCGGCGGCAGCTTGGCCGTCACCGCCAGCCTGCATGCCTCCGGGCAGGTCGCCGGCGCGATCGTCCGTGGCAGTGCGCGGCGAGGAGCAGGAGTCCAACCAGGGGCCCGCCGTGGAGAACCGGCCGGGCCTCGGGCGCGGCGCGCAGAGCCGGCCGTACCGACAGCGAGGGGAGGAGCCCAGTGATCGACCTCGGAGCCGTGTACCAGGTGGCCGTCGACGTCGCCGACGCGTCGGGTACTCCCACGAACCCGTCCTCCGCTGACCTCACGATCATCCTGCCGGACGGGACGACGGTCAGCCCGGGTGTTCCGGCGCCGACGACCACGGGGCAGGTGCGCGTCGACTACGTGACGGCTCAGGCTGGCCAGCATGTGTGGCGGCTCGTCACCAGCGGTCCGACGACTGCGTATGCGGACGTCTTCGACGTTCAGCCGGCCGCCCCGGACAGCATCGTCTCCCTCGCCGAGGCACGCGCCCACCTCAACATGGGGCCGACGGAGACGGCGGACGACGACGAGTTGCGCAGTTTCGTCGCTGCGGCGACGCGGGCTGTGGAGCGCGCGCTGGGCCGGAAGGTCGTCCGTAGGACGGTGACGGACCGGTTCTTCTTCTCCGGCCCGGAGCAGCAACTGCTGCTCCGGAACGTGCCGGTGCTGTCACTCACGTCCGCGGTCTCGGCCGACGGCGCCACGACATGGAACGTCGCCGACCTGCGGCCCGATGTCGAGAGCGGCTACGTCACGGTCGTCTCCGGCCCCGCCCTTACCGGCATCGTCGACTTCACGTACCAGGTCGGAATGGTCGTCGTCCCGGATGACTACCGCCTCGCCGCGAAGATCATCATTCAGCATCTATGGGAGACGCAGCGCGGCACCATGGGTGTCCAGCTCGGCGGCGATGACGAGCACTACATGGCGGGCCGCGGCTTCGCGATCCCCCGCCGTGCTCTGGAACTCCTGGATACGCAACTGCCGGGGGTGGCGTGATGGCGTGGACCTCGAAACTCCCGGTCGCGATGGACGCCCTGGTGGCCGCGCTTACGGACTGGCCCGGACTGTCCGGCGTGACAGTGCGGGACGGTCCGTCGACGTCACAGGCGACTCTGCAGGAGATCGTGTCGGTCGGCTACACCGGCGAGGACGGGACAGACGCCGAGTCCACCCTGCTGACCGAAGGCATGGGCGGCTCGATCGACCGCGAGCAGTTCACCATCCGTTGCGCCACGGCGGTCCTGATCGGCGGGGACGGTGTTTCCGGCGCCCGGCGGCGCGCCTATGAGCTGCTCACCGAGGCCGGTGCAGCTATCGCAGCGAACCGGCAGCTCGGCGGCAGCGTCATGCGGGCCATGATCTCGTCACACAGTCTGGCGATGGATCAGACGCCCAAGGGCGCGCAGGCGGTCGTGATGTTCGAGGTGTCCTGCGACGCCTACAGCGGAGGCTGACCCGGCGCATTCTCGGGGCGCCGCTTGTAGGCGTTGGCGACGCCGACGATGGCCCACAGCGCCTGGAACCCGAACAGAGCGTGGAACCAGCTCGGGGCGCCGGAAAGCGTGCCCCAGACGGTGAACGCGATGACCGTCATCCCGCCACTGAAGATCAGCAGCCATGCCCACGCCTTGCCGACCCCAGCAGGTTCCGCCTGGTCCTTGGTGTCGTCGATATCCACGATCGTCCCCCTGTGCGCTCTAGGCGCGGATCGTCCCATTCCCCGCTAGCCGGGTCAACGAAATCGACAAGGAGAAGCGGATGACCGCGCTCGTCACGCAAGTCGTGCCCAACGTCGGGCTCGACATTGCCACTCTGCCCGTCGCCGCCACGAACGGCGACACCGCCGCGTGTGGCAGCGGCACCTTCCTCTACGTCAAGAACGGCAACGCCGCAGCCTGCACGGTCACCCTGACCACGCCGGGGCAGGTCGACGGCCGACTCGCCATCGCCGACAGCACGTTCATCGTCGCCGCAACCACCGGGATCGGGGTCATCCCGCTCCCCGCCAGCCTGTACGCCGACCCGACGACCGGGCTGGCCACCATCACCTACTCGGTCACCTCCACCGTGACGGTCGCGGTGGTGAGGGTCCCGTGAGCGACGTGATCGTCATGCGGCACCCGACGCTGCCGGACCGCCAGGAGATCGAAGTCCCCCGCGACGCCATGCCGCACTACACGTCGGCGGGCTGGCAGCTCGTACCGCAGAAGGAGCTCGACGAGCGAGCGGCCCTGAAGGCGCAGGCCGAAGCCGAGGCTGCCGCTGCGGCGTCGGGCGAGGTCACGGAAACCGCAGACGAGCCGGAGCAGTCGGAGCCGGCGGAACCCACAGAGAAGCCGGCGCGGTCGCGCGTCAAGGCGTCCGAGAAGAAGACCGAGGAGAGCTGACATGGTCGCCACGCCGATCGCCGCCACTTCCCGCTACATCCCGCCGGGCACGACCCGCTACTACTGGGTTGCGACCATCGCGAACAAGAACAGTCCGACACGTTCCGAGCTGAACGCCGGGTCCGACCTCACGGCGGAGATCGCCGCCGTGTCCGGGTTCGCGACCAACTCGGACCAGCAGGACACCCCGGACCTCGGCTCCCGGTTCGTGTCGAAGATCCCGGGGCGCATCACGGCGGACGACTCCAGCATCACGCTGTACCTGTCGTCGACGTCGTCGGACGTGCGGACGCTGCTCCCGCGCGACACGGCGGGCTTCGTCTGCATCTTCCCCGAGGGTGACACGGCGGGCCTGAAGTACGACGTCTTCCCCGTCAAGGTCACCGGGCAGCCGAAGGCCAGGGACGTCGAGAACCCGGCGCAGATCACCATCCAGTTCTCGGTGACCAGCATCCCGGTCGAGAACATCACGGTGCCGTAATGCGTGGCGAGTGGGGGTTGCGTCACGGGAACGACCTGCGGCGCATCTCCCGCGAGCTGCGCGGCATCGACAACAAGGAGATCAAGAAGCGGTTCACCAAGGAACTCCGGGCAGCCGCCAAGCCGCTCGTCCCCGTGGTCCGCAACTCGATCCGGTCCATCCCGTCGAGCCGCGCCTACAGCCCGACCGGGCTGCGAGGGAACCTGGCCCGCGCCACGAAGCTCGAAGTCCGCACTGTCGGCAAGCAGGCGGGCATCGCGATCCGCGTCGACGGCCGCAAGATGCCCACCCACATGAAGGGTCTCCCGAAGGCCGTGGAGGGCACGAAGCGTTGGCGGCACCCCGTCTTCGGCCACCGCGAAGTGTGGGTCAACCAGCCGAAACAGCCCTACTTCTTCCACGTCGTGCGACCGCTGGGACCGGCCTCCCGCAAGGCCGTCAACCGCGTCCTCGACGGCATCTCACGAGACATCCGCTAGGAGAATCATGGCCCTGTCCCGCGACGGCATCCTCGGAGCCGACGACATTCAGGTCGAGAAGGTCGACGTCCCCGAGTGGGACGGCACCGTCCTCATCCGCGGCCTGACCGGCGAAGAGCGCGACGCCTACGAGTCCTCGCTCCGCCAGATCCGCAACGCGGGTACGCCGCAACAGGAACTCGTCATCGTCCAGCTCAACGCCCGCGCCAACCTGCTGGTCAAGTGCCTCGTCGACGAGAGCGGCGAGCGCGTCTTCACCGACCGCGACGCTCCCGCCCTCGGCGCGAAGAACGGCCGCATCATCGACCGGCTGTACGACGTTGCGACCCGCCTGTCCGGCCTGAGCGACGAGGCGGCCCAGGAGATCGAGGGAAACTCCGACGGGGCGAGCGAAGGTTCTACTTCCTCCTCGCCCGAGAGCTCGGATGCACCGTCGCCGAGCTCCTACGACGTATCAGCTCCCGCGAACTGACCGAGTGGGAAGCGTTCTACCGCATCGAGGACGAGGAACGCGAAGCCGCCGAGAAAGAGGCTGCTGAGCCCCGCCATCGCAACTGACCGTGACCGACCACCCGTGAGTGAGGGGAGGCGTCATGGCCAGCTCCAGCATCGTCTACCGGCTCATCGCCCACGATTCGGCGAGTCGCACGTTCAACTCCGTCGGACGTTCGGCGAGCGGCACGGAACGGACGCTCGCGAAGCTCGGCGCTACCGCTGTGAAGGCGGGGGCGGCGTTGGCTACGGGTCTCGCCGTGGGCCTGGCCAAGGGCGCCAAGGACGCGATGGCGTTCCAGGCGGAGATGACCCGCATCTCGACGCAGGCCGGCGGCACGGCGAAGGATGTGAAAGTCCTCAGTGACGCGGTCCTGAAGCTGGGCACGTCCACTCAGCAGGGTCCGCAGCATCTCGCCGAGTCGCTGTACCACCTCAAGTCGGTGGGCATGGACAACGTGCAGGCGATGAAGGCGCTGAAGCAGAGCGCCGACCTGGCTGCGGTCGGTCACGCCAACTTGGAGGAGACGACCAACGCGCTTGCGGGCGCCTGGCGTACCGGCATCAAGGGCGCCACGAGTTTCCATGAGGCCGTGTCGACGGTGAACGCGATCATCGGCGCGGGCAACATGTCGATGGATCAGTTCAACGCGGCTATCGGCACCGGCATCCTGCCGTCGGCGAAGACGTTCGGTCTGTCGATGAAGCAGGTCGGTGCCGCGCTCGCGCTGATGACGGACGAAGGTATCGACTCCGCGTCCGCGGCGACGCGGCTGCGCATGTCCTTCAGCCTGCTGGGCGCCCCGTCCGCTGCGGCTGAGAAGCAGTTGAAGAAGATCCACCTGACCGGGCTTCAGATGGCCGATGCGATGCGTGGCAAGGACGGCCTGATCGGCGCCCTGACGCTCCTGAAGGACCACCTCGACAAGAGCAGCCTGTCCGCGTCGAAGCAGTCCCAGCTGCTGTCGCACGCGTTCGGCGGCGGCCGGTCCTCCAGCGGCATCCTGATGATGCTCAACAACCTGGACGTCCTCAAGAAGAAGCAAGACCAGATCAACCGCAGCACCGGCAAATTCGACGACGCGGTCAAGCAGCAGCGGAAGACCGCCGAAGCCCAATGGCATCTGCTCACCTCGAATCTCGAAGTGATGAGCATCCGGGTCGGCACGAAAGTCCTACCGCCCGTCACGAGCTTCGTGCACTTCCTCGCAACCACCGCCATGCCTGCGGCTGCGGGCTTCGGCAAGGTCATGCGCAACCTGATCCCGGTCGATGCGATCAAGCGAGGTGTCGGCGAGGCCAAGTCGACGATCGGCGGATTCCTCTCCGGCCTCACGGGCGGCAAGTCGCCGACGAGCATGCTCGGCGACTTCATGGACGGCCTCACAGGGGCCGGGTCGAAGAAGGCTCCGAGCGTGCCCACGTCCACGGGTCCGTCGCCGATGCTGACGGTGCCGCAGGCGCCGCGCCTGCTGGCGAAGCCGCAGAAGGCCACAACGCCGATGCTCAAGGCACCTTCGGTGCCTCGGCTGTTGGCGCGCCCGAAGTCCCTCGCGGCGCCTGCGCTGTTCAAGCAGCCCTCGTCACCCGGGCTGCTTGCGATGCCCAAGGCGGTCAAGCCGCCCAAGTCTGCTGCCGAGAAGATCGGCGCCCAGATCCACGACGCCATCAGTGGCGGCTTCAAAGACATGGACTGGGGCAACCTCGGCAGCGTCCTGGGGAAGGGGCTCGGCGACGCGATCGGCTGGGTCGCAAAGCACACCGCCGACTTCACCAAGAAGATCGCCAAGATCCTTGCGGGCATCGACTTTGTGCAGATCGGCAAGAGCTTCGGCGCGCAGGCGATTCCCTTCGCGGTCGGCTTCCTCGCCGATCTCTTCGCGCCCCTGTTCTCCCTCGACTTCTGGAAGCGTCACTGGCTGGACACGATCCTGGCGGTCCTGTCGGTGATCCCGATCGGACGTGTCGCCGGAGTCCTGGGGAAGGTCGTCGAGCACATCCCGGTGCTCAAGGTCTTCGAGCCGCTCTTCTCGGGCATCGCGAAGGTGGGCAGCTGGGCAGAGAAGGGCCTCGGGAAGATCTTCGGCCCGATCGGGCGCGGTTTCATGCGCGGCTTCAAGGACGCGTTCCCTGCTGCCGAGGGCATCGCGAAGACGCTGGTGGAGCGCCTCATCACGGGGCCTGCGCGCCGGCTGCGCGCCTTGGGCCACCTCATCCCGAAGGGTCTGACGGCCGGTATCGAGGCTGGTACGAAGTTCGTGACGAAGAAGGTCTTGGACCTGACGAAGTTGATCGTGCGCCCGTTTGCGAAGGCCGGCGGCTGGCTGATCGGCAAGGGCCGTGTTCTGCTGACCGGCTTCAAGGACGGCATCGTCACCGGCGCCAAGGGGATCGGGAGCTTCGCGAACCGGTGGGTCGTCCGGCCAGTCGTCGGTACCTTCAAGGGCGCGGGCTCGTGGCTGTGGTCCAAGGGCAGCAGCCTCGTGTCGGGCTTCAAGTCCGGGTCCATCTCGGCCGCCAAGGGCATCGCAGGCTGG